TTTGAGCTCATCTGCATTAGCACTGAATCCTGTGGTAGTAGCAATTCCAAATAATAGAGGAGATGTTACGTTATGGCCTATCAATATCTTCCTTACACATTCCTCAGATAGGTACTTATATAGCTCAGGAGCCTGCTCTACTGGCATATTCTCAATGGTAGCTGCCGTTTCCTTAGATGTGTTGAATGATACCACTAACTTATCACCCTGTGGGCCTGTTAGCTTATTCATGATATCATTCTTGATCATCTGCTGCTGCTCCTCAGATGGCACCCCATTATTAAAATTTAAAATAGTGCTCGGTGAAAAGGAGCTCTTAACCAGGTTAATCATATAATCTGATGTCTCCTCCTCTAATACGGCATATGGAAGTGCCCCCTGATAATCTGGATAGGAATAGTATTTCATCCCAACAGAATAGGGCTTAACGTATAGTATTTCTATCTCATCCTTAGAAGTCCCAAAAGATGAAATTCTGGTAGGAGTATATTTTCTAACTTCTTCCCAGTTATCACTATAGTAATATCCTGTTACCTCACCATCTTCATTACATTTCTCAGCTCTCAATAAATGCACAGGTATATGATGCACCTTAGCTATCTTCTTGTGATCCTTAGTATATAGTACCTGGATAGCGAATTGCCCCATCATTTTAAAGTCAAGGGCCATCATTCTCACATCCTCCTTATCAAATAGGCTCATCATCTGAGCATACTCATTAGGCTTCTTCCCTGCATCTAGAGCTCTCAATCCTTTTCCGTAGATTAGCCTAGCTACGTTATTGATAACGGCTGAATTGGTGGTACTGTTTATGTACCTATCCAGGAGCCACTGGAAGTGTAGATTGTTATCACCATATTCTACCCAGTTATCTCTTTTAGATTCTCGTATGACTGGGGGTTGATACGCTGCTAAATTAATTACGTGAATATTATCCATTCTATTAGTACATTATAAAATCATTAGTTGTAACATTGCCAGTATATTGCTGATCATTCGGTGAATAATTAGATGCCACCTGATCAGTGCAGAATAATCTATCCCTATATACTTCATCTCCATTAATATCCTTCAATACCATTCTATAGTAGTGCCCCTCCTCACAGCTTAATACTGCTTCAATCTCATCAGCATAATCAGCTGGAGTATAATTGATAATAGTAATAGTTACTTCTACATTAGTGCTTTCATCTGTAATATACATAGTATCTACAGTGCTTTCCCTGGGAATGAATTTTAGGAATTGTGAATTAACTGAATCAGTTGTTACTACTATCATAAGTATATAACTCACTTTTTGAAAAAGTGTTTCTAAAAAGAAAGGGGAGCTAATGCCCCCCTATCATTCGCTATGGTTCTAGCTATTAAGTAGTAACCAATGTAGGAGATCCTAACAAAGTAAGCAAATCCGCTTCAGTGTTACAATCTAGGAAGTTAGCAGGCTTTTCCTCCATGGCTTCAAAAGTAATTTTGTAACCATTGAAATCACCATACTGTACCCCACTCTCAACAGATCCTGCAGTAGCATCACATCCGCGATATAGACCAGCTAAGAAAAACTGATTTCCGTTAGTACGTACTACGATATGTGGACGGCCATAAGCTAAGATCTTGAATTGCTTGTGAAATACTGGATCTTGTCGCTTCAATTCTACAGTTAATGTCTGAGTAAAGAAGGTAGTACCATTCTCACGTGATGTGTTAACGGTTGTGTTGAATCCATTATTACCTTTCAATTCATATTTGTAAAGGCTGTTGATAGATCCACCGATAGCAGTAATTTGATCCTCATAACCTACAGTAGTATCATAGGTAACATCACCACCACCTGTGGTAGGATCTGGATCGAAATCCCCGAAGTTAATTAGGTAAAGAGCTTGAATACCGGATATTGAATCCTTGCATTGCTCAAGCCTACCATTGCTGATTAAACAGGCCATGTTATTTAGTTTTTAAAAGGGGAGTAGTTACCCACTCCCCATGATTAATTAATATTAGTTAACTGAATTGGTGATTCCGTAAGTAACGATATCTTCAACAGCTCCATACTGGGCACCACCTACAAAACGCATGATCATACGTACATTTTGAGATCCATCAATATCAGCCATATCAATTACCTTAACTTCGTTCAAATCAGACAATACAGAAGTACCAAAGAATAGGTTATCAGAAGTAGTACAGATAGCAGTGTTAGAAGCTAATCCTGGAGCCCAGAATATTTCAATACCATCAAATGATAATGCACCTTGATTGTACCATGTAGTTGACATACCACCTACTCCAGGAGCAGGAGCTACGTTACCTGTAGTACCAGATACAGTAGAGAATCCACCTAATGCACGTACATATGCCTTAGCAATGTTAGTAGGTACATAGATTTTCAAGTTAGGATTACCATAAAGAGCTGCAGGTACAGCATCAACAATCTTACCTAACTCAGTAACTACGTTAAGAGCAGTTACAGTAGTACCTGTTACTTCTTGTGCAGCTGGAAGAGCAGCATCCAATGCTACCAACGTAGAGATACCATCAAAAGATCCGTTAGTTGCAGTAGCACCTTGCCAGAATGCAGTTTCAATACTAGCAGATACTCGCTCACCTACTCTTGCAATCATGAAATCAGCGAATGACTTAGGCAATTCTTTGAAGTTAGAAAAACCTAATTCTGCTGCTTGCCATGTTTGGAAATAATCAGCTTTACACAATTCAAGATTCACCTGTAGATCCTTAACTGTGATTACTTTCTCAGTCAATGTGATAGTAGATGCATCAGTGAATGAGCAGGTAGCATTTCTAACTAAGTTAGAATCTGCAATTTTTTGTAAAACTTGCTTGTAACGTACGTTTGGAAGTACAGTAACTCCACCTTTCTCAATGGTAGGAGCTGATAATAGGGATGCAGCAACATATTTACCTGCAAATTCACCTACATAAGTTGTTGTAATTGAAGTAGCCATTTTTTATTTATTTGTTTAGTTTATTAATTATACGATCAAAAGCAGATACTCCTGCACTTTGCCCCCATTGGAAGTTCATAGGTGCAGTAGTTTTCTCTGGATTATGAGCAATGGGCTTAGCAGCAGGTTCATCAATTACTGGTGCCTCTTCTACTACAGGCTGCTCAGATAAATGTGCTTTCAATGCTTCATTCTCAGCTTTTAATTGCTCAATTTTAGTGAATAACATTTCTTCCACTTGTGATTTAATTATTTTTTTAGGAGATAAGATAGCAGCTTCTGCTTCTGTTAACTCCTCCTCCATCATTGGAGCTTCAGCCTCAGCAGCGGGTGCCTCTTCTGGCATCTCTTCAGCTTCAGGAGCTTCTTCTTCTTTCTCCTTGATCTCAGCAATAACTCCCTCAGTAGCTATCACTAACATTCTACCATCCTCTAGCTCATACTCTCCTACCGGAAGTGCAATTCTTTGCTCATCTTCAGTAACAATGAATATCTCCATACCAGGTTCAAAGGCATCAGCCTCAAGAATAGTAACGCCATCCATGAGCTTCATGGTAGCGAGCTCTACCTTCTCCATTCCGAGAAGTGCAGAGATGCGTTGTAAAATTGTTTTTTCCATGTTTTTTTATTTATAACTATTATTAATGATTTATGTGTACCTTTTTGATGTTAATGTACTGATAATCAAGGTGCTACCTTTCCACCTATATTACCTATCCCCTGTGCCTTTAATGTACCATCACAGCACTTACTGCTGTACTTTCCATCCTTGCATAGGCATCCTCTTTTGCCTCCCTGTGGAGAGCTCTTAGTTGTTTGCTTTACCTTACTCATTTTCCTTGGCCTTTATATAATTTTAAATAGTTTTTAGCTCCCTTCATTCTAGATGCCTTGCACTTGGAATGAATCCCTGGTCTTTTTCTCCTGGGCTTTCTAACGAATGTGATACCTGTGGATGTCTTACTCTTTTTCATTCTGCTTTATTTTAGATTCTGCCCATGACATAGCAGCCTTACCTCCCCATAGAAGATAGCTGATGTATCCGCAATCATTGGAATCTCCTTGATTATAATATACTTCAGCTCTGGATAGATAGCTGTACATTCTCTTAATGGTTTCCATGCTCACTTTCTCACCATTGGCTAACTGCTGAGCTCGTATCTTACCTACTTGAGTAGCACATTTATTCCCATTTCTTTCATTCAGTAATATTCCACGCTGTGCGTTTCGCTTCACTACAGATGGATAGTCATTATAGCTCTCCTCCTCTAACTGCTGGCCCTTTAGTACCTTCTTAATCTGTTCTATCAGATACTCCTTCTCCTCCTCCATAGTTTTCCTCATGGAAGTTTCCATAGCCATCTCATACTTATCTGCGAAGTATCCTTCTATGCTGAATCCCTTAACTTCGCCATCCTTAACTTTTTTCCATACATCCGGATTGTTAACCTTCATGCTGATCATCCATGTACCCTTAGGTAGTGAGAATCCATACGCTGCACTCTTATCCTTCTCAGGATTATCAATTATCCATGATTCTACTACAGTCATTCCATCTATTTCTTTGTCA